TAGAATTCAAGGACCCAATGCTGCGATCACTGGTGCAGTAACATTTGCTGGTGTTGGCGTATTGCAATCTGGTAATGTGTTTACCTTTACCAGCACAGGAGCCCAAGGTCCACAAGGCGAACCGGGTGCTACGGGGCCTGCAGGTCCACAAGGACCACAAGGACTCCCAGGTACTACTGGATCCAATGGGCCACCCGGGCCACCGGGGCCACAAGGACCAACCGGCCTCCCGAGCACTGTTCCAGGTCCAACAGGTCCACAAGGTGCAACCGGCCCTGCCGGTCCACAAGGTCCCGCTGGTCCAACCGGCCCTGCAGGTCCAATTCTTGTTGCCAGCGGATCAACCTTGGGCGGTGTACGAATTGGCACAGGTTTATCTATTGTTCCCAGCACAGGAGTTCTTTCCACAACAACTGCCAGTACCGGTGCGTTGGGTGTTGTTCAAGTTGGTTCAGGGTTGACTATTAATTCTAGTGGAGTGTTGTCCACCATACCAAGCACTATGCAAATTACCTATGCAAGTGCAGTGAATTGTATAGGTTTCTCAAACGGTTTTTCTTGGGACAACACTACCAATTATTTTGACGTGTTCCCGCCAGCAGGAAAAACCATGTCGAATTTGATAGGATTTATGGCCAGTCTCAGCAAAGTGTACTTTGGTGGCAGTGTTGACAACAACGACAGCCTAAGAACAGAATGGCAAGTGCAGTCAACCCGTATCAGAGTTTGGGTACAAAATACTGAACAGCGAGCCATTCCCGCAGGTAACTACATTGCAATCTGGAGCTAACAAAGGCAATTATGTATTACGTGTGTATTGAAGATGATCGTGTGATCAATGTGCTAACCTATGAACCTGCAGTACCTGACACAGTGCAGATAGTAGAAATCAACGACAGCGATTATGAACTGCTGAGCAATCGAAGTCATTATTTTGACATTCCCACTTGCACTGTGTTACCATACAGTGCTGAAGTTGTTGATGCTCGTGCACAACAGCAAACAAACAAAATGCATCAACAAACTTTGGCAAACACAGACTGGCAAGTTCTGCGGCACATAAGACAAAAGGCCCTGGGTTTGCCCACGAGCCTTTCTGAAGCAGAATATCTTGATTTAGAACTCGAACGCAATCGTATAGCTGCTCAAATCACACACTGAAACTTGATCCGCATCCACAGGTGCTTTGTGCCTGTGGATTGTCAATCACAAAACTGGATCCCATGTCTGATTCGTCCCAACGAATGTTGGCATTTTGCAAGTATTGCATGCTCATAGCATCTACCAACACAGTGACATTGTCGTAGGCAAAGTCAAAGTCATCTTCATTCTTGGCCTCATCCAATGTAAAGCCATATTGAAATCCTGAACATCCGCCTCCCTGTACAAACACACGCAGTTTTGCATTGGGATTGTTTTCTTCAGCCAAAATGTCCTTGAGCTTGGTCACAGCACTTGTGTCTAATTTCATCATAGTCTTTCGTTGCAAACATCCCAGTCAATGACTTTCCAGATATTGTCTAGGTAACGTTCTTTGTCGCTTTGATAGTCCAGGGCCCAGGCATGCTCCCACCAGTCCACTAGCACACAGATGTCGGTGCGTACAGCATGGTTGGCAATGGTCTTGATGTCGCCACCGGTGCTCAAGTATACCCATCCAGATCCTTGAATCTTCATGGCTGCTTCTTTGAAGGCTTCTTTGAAGTCTTCCCAGGTCTTGAACTTTTCTTCGATCAACGCGAGTACAGCACCACGGGGGCGGTTGGCACCTTTAGGAGCCCTAAGCTGAGGGAAGAACTTATTGTGTAAAAAACTGCCAGCACGATTAAAATCGGCATTGCCTTCTCCTGCGTTGTAGCGTTTAGCATAGCCTTTGGCTAAGTGCTCGTAGTGATAGTTGATGGTTTCGGCACTCATTACAGGGTCAAGATCTTTGACGCCGTAGGGCAGTGGTGTTGTTTCTAGTTTGGCCGGGCGGGTGCTGGCCTCCACAATGTGGATAAAATCATTCATTGATGCGGCTGTGTCCATCTTGTATTTATTTGCGACGAGTAATACGACCGCGGGTAAGATCGTAGGGACTGAATTCCATTTCTACCCGATCTCCCAACAACACCTTGATGTTGTTGGTTCTCATGCGTCCCGATAAATGTCCCAGCACAGTGGAATTGATGTTGTCTAATTTGATTCGAAACATGGCCGAGGGCAGGATTTCCTCCACTCGTCCTTCCATGCTAATAGTTTCTTCTTTTGCCATAAGCAATTACTTATTGGAAATTCAGTTCCGCAGTGATCTTCTTTAGGCGATCCATACGGAAACTGCGCCACGATTTAGCTTCAAGATCGTACACTTTGATCACTGCTGGATCTGGGTCTTTGGGATCTTTTCGGGGCTTTTTGGACTCAGACACAATGCCATCGACTGGACCTGTCGGCACAACTGCGGGCAGTTTATCCGGATCCAGTGTGCACAGCATGTCACGATCAGTGCCATCGGCCTTGGTGAATGTCACTGTGATGGGTTGTTTTTGTAGCAGGCTACGCACCCAATCACGCATGATTGTGCGGTTGTTGTCATCAGCCTCTTGATAGGCTGTGCCTGGTACGCCCTTGAGCAGTCGCACCATTTCTTGTTTTTGCCACATGTCTGTATCTGTCATTTCACGCTCCTTGTTTAATTTGATTGAGTCGGCCCCACATGTCAATCTGCTCTCGCAGTTTGTCGTTTTCTTCACGCACTCGATTGGATTCTTTCATAGCATCAGACGCTATAAGGGAACAACGAGTTTTTTCTCGGTTAACTTCTTCAATCAGTTGCATAACGCTACGAACCTTGAGTTGGTCACGTTCGTCTATCGCTTGTTCGAGTTCATGCTGTGCCATCTCAAGATCGTCTTCGGCACGTCTTACATCATTGCGAAGTTCTTCGATATACTGACCCGGGGAGTATTTGTTCCAGCCCTCGCCAAAGGTCCAGGACTGTGAATCCATGCCCGCAGATTCAAGATCATCAATCAAGGCTCCACGAGTTTTTGCAAGCACATTGATCAGTCTGCGAATTAAGGGATCGTTGGAGGACAAGTCTAGATAATGCAACAGTTCCTGATCCGACATGGAGTTGTAGTTCATATCAACCACGACGCATGGTTGCAATGTCGTGGGCTTCTTCATCGCTGAACACAGGCACAGCGTTGCTCTTGTGCATGGTACCAATGCCCAGGATTTTTGTGCCTGTGTACTGCGGAATGTCCTTGGTACGCACAGCACCTGAATGTCCTGTGTCGCGGCTGGCAATGCGAGCAGTTTCACGACCCACAGGTGCTGACAACTTGTATTGTAAGGGCTCAGCCTTCATAGCACGTTGGCGACGCTTTTCTTCAGCCGCAATGCCTTGCGACTTCAGCAGTTCTTTCCAACTGGCGTCAAGTTCTCGGGCACGAGCAGCTTCGGCAGCGTTGCGAAACTTGACGCGGCCTTTCTTTTTACCATTCAAGCTGAGACTGGGATGATGTAGATGCATGCTCATTTTCGCAGTAACTCCATAGTGTATTCAGTTTCACGCATGTTGGCAACAGGTTTGATCCAACCGTGTCCAACGCATTCTGCAATCAGACTACGATAATTTTCTGGGCATCGTTGACTGATTTCAATACAGGCACGGGGCACAACAGTAACACCGTCGGGGCTGAACGAAAAGTCCTTGTGCTCCGGACGCAGTGTTACATGTGATCTGTTTGCTTTAAACATGTGTATATTATAGCAGATCTGGAATTATTGGTCAATGTAGTACTTTTTACTTAAAAAAGATCAAGGCCATTAATGTTGCTTGCACAAAGAATCCCAGTCCAATAGTGATCAGGTTCAGCAAATCACGCTGGATAGCAGCCTTCACAAACAACAGCACCAAGGCAGTCCATACCAACAGCACAATGTCCACTGGCAGCATCACGTCTGTGAGCCCGTTCATGACAGCCAGCAAACTGGGCACAGTGGCAGCATGCATTACCACCACAGCCAGCCAGCCCACTGTTTCGGTACTGACCTTGCTGAAGATCTCTTGTGCTCGTTGCTTGAATGTTTCGATGTCAAATTGATTGTAGTTCATGTTAGATGTTCCTTTCACGTGGTTTGTAGAAAATGTGTGCACCAATTTTGGTAATGCGATCCAGACGCCATTGCGGGTTCACATAGTCGGCATGGTAGTACAGTGCTGGTTCTAAACTGGGCAGTCTAAAGCCCTCCAGCAAGACCTTTTTGGCCACTTCCATGCTTTCGTTGTAGGCCTGTTTGTTGATGGCACGGGCCTTGTGAGCACTGTCGCAGTACCATGAGAACTGGCATACAACTCGTTCCATGACCTTGTTCTTTTGATATACTACAGCACAGATGTCTTTGGGGAAATCCGGGTGTGCGGCACGATTCAGCGTGACCTGGGCCACTCCCACTTTGCCTTCAAATGGTTCGTGTCCGGCTTCGCGGTAAATGTTGATGGCCAAACAGTCCAATTGACGTTGGCGTTCAGCTGCTGTAACTGTGGGTCGCTCGCCCACAAAGTCTGCGAGCTTTAGAAATTTGTGTTGAGTAACTGCTTGTACCAGTGTTATCAACACCAGTAGTCCCAACACGCACAAAGTGAGTTTGATAACTCGTTCCATAATTTTCTCCTTTCATAGTGATACTAGATCACGCGGCTACGCCTATGGCAGCGCCGTTGACAAAGGTGAGTAAAGATAGCTGAAAGACCTCGGGCCTCTTTGGCATACTCGTCTGGGTCAGTTTTTTAGGCTGACCAATTCTAGTTGTCAACGAAGAGATCTGCCGAGGATCTCTAATGATGCAAGCCGACAATGCCAACTTGTGTGAGCACTGGCAGTTTTACCAGTGCTTTTACTTAGCCCAGGGGCAAAATAATGTTGTGTTTTGAGCATAATACATCAGCATTGTTGAACATGTGTGTATTATACACAGGTTAGATTTGAGAGTCAACTGCGGTGTTGCGAAAAACACACACCGGGATTGGTGTCATCTTGTGTAGATTTCTGGCACGAAGTTGCCGAAATTGACGCAGTTGTTCTTTTTCCGTTTTGGTAAGCGGGAACGGATTCCATACACAGTTGTCATTGTTGTGCAACTCCATGGCATGTTCCAGTTCAGCATAGGTCATGCCCAGTTGCTGTTCATCGGTGCGACCATCGGCCCATAATCCATCAGTGGGGGCAGCGTCAATGATCTCTTGTGGCAATCCAAACTCGCGGCCCATGTCCCACACTTGTGTTTTCAAACAGTCACCAATGGGGCTGATGTCCACGCCGCCATCGCCGTATTTGGTAAAGAAGCCTACCCCAAAGTCTTCTACTTTGTTGCCTGTGCCTACTACAATGCCACGGTGTGCCTGTGCAATTTGATACAAGGTCATCATGCGTAAACGAGCACGTGAGTTGGCAAATGCCAATTCTGACGTAGCGGTGTAGTCACCATCGTCCTTGCTACACAGCGGCGACAGCTTTTTGTCAAACGCATTGAAGATTGTGGTCAAATCCACATTGATGTGTGTGACATTTTTGTAGCGTTCCAACAGCCAAGTGGCCTGCATTGAGCTGCGATTGTCCAGTGTCCTGTTTTGTCTAATGGGCATCTGTACCACTGTGGTTTTCAGGCCTGTTTCAGCACACAAGGCACTCACGACTGAACTGTCGATACCGCCTGAAATACCTACTACCAGTGTATCGACATTGGCAGTTTTGGCATAGTTTTTGATCCATTTGGTGATGTATTTGATTCGTTGTTTTGGTGTCATTTGACCTCCGGTGGTGGCATTGATTTAAGTTTGTTCCACATATCGCCTTTTTCTTGGCACTTCTTTTCCAGCTCGCGATAACGTTCGCCCAGCTCACGTAGTTCATCCCACTCTGCTTCCAATTCAGGATTAGGAACCAGGATGTTGAGACGTTGCTCCAACGCATCAATAGCATCCATTAGGCTACGTCCATTGACCTTGATGTCAGCATCTTTGCCGTTGAGTTGAATAGTACCTGACGGTTGAATATTAGCACCCACAGACCAATCAAGACCGTTGATGCCACTGGTACCAGTGGTCCATACAGTGTTGGGATAGCTAGCACCTGCTGCTCCGATAACGGTGCCACCACTACCACTGATACTGTAGGTGGGACCAGACATTGTGTCTGCCAAACTGATACTGGTAATGGTCAATGAATCTGTAGGGTATTCACTGCCAATCATCGATCCTGAATCCAGTGACAAATCGCCTAGGTTGATTGTGTCAAATCTTTTTTCTTTAGAGTCCATGACCCGTCCTTGTTGTCAATCCACTCAACGGTGTCACCCACACTCCAACCCAGGGACTCACACAGTTCGTGGCCAAGATCCAGAAGTAGTTCTTCTGGATTGTCGGGATCTTCAATGACATGCACAGTTTGGTTCATAGCAACTGAGCGTATGCCGTGGATTATGATCCCTACTCTCAATCATGGCCTGAACACGAGCTATCTTGGCTTGAATCAGCTTTGCTCTGAGTTCAGGTGTCAAGAAAGTAGGCCAATCTTCTCGGCTCACAGGCTTGTTGTGTTCAGGTTTGATGTTCATTTTGGTGCTGCTGCCAGGGCTTCTTTTTCTGCTGTGATTTCTTTACGACGCTCTTTGATGCCCTTGCTCATTTCTTGCAGGGCTTTGCGGGCACGAGCGGCTGCGGCTTTGACACCCTTTTGGGTAAACTTCTCATTTTCAGAGATATATTGCTCGTAAGCGGCCACGATTTGTTCATGTTGTGTCATGATAGTTTCCTTTGTAAAATAACAATTATACATGCCTGGTCAGGCAATGTCAACGAAAAGACGGAATTTTGGCACTCTAGTCAAGATAGATGTGTCGTCGATTCCAGGTGTCCCATACAGTGATCAGCGACATGTTGTGATTCCATGTGACCAAGAACGTATCAAACGCAGGTTGAGCATGCAACATCATCCGGTTGCCAGTGATGTGTGCATGCTCAATTCGGTTGTCGCGAACCCAAGACTTGAACAGTTGTTCTGCTTGAGCGTTGTTGCGTAAGGTTATGATGTACAGTGGTTCCACTGCACGATAAGTGGTTATGGTCATTCAACAGATGCGCTGGTTGCCCAGGTGACAACATATTTAAGTCGTTGTCCAGCACGTTGTAATTATCTTGATCATGAAAAAAGCGGCCTCTTGGGCCGCTTTGTGCTACCAGTTGGTAGTATCAGAGTGGAGCGTCTTGTGCCGCAGCCAGGATCTGCTCGGCAGTAACATCCTTTTTGCGAGCACGGATCTTGCTCATGCTGGGAGCTTCGGCCTTGACCTTGACTTCGCCCTTCTTGGCAACCTTGCTTTTCTCGGCCAGTTTGTTGGCCACAGCAAAGCCAGCATCACCTTCAGTGATACCTTGCTCGGTGAGATACTGCAGAGCTTGCAGTTTGGTCATGGGCTGGGGCAGTTCAACCAAGTTGATGTTGGTGCAGCCTGCCTTGTTGAGGATCTTGATACGAGCCACGAGGTCGTTAGCAAAACGAGCTTTGGTTGTACCATCGGCGTTGGTTGCGGTACCTGCCACGGTGAAGAGTTTATCTGTCATAAAATTGCCTTTCAAAGTTGCCTATCAAGTTACAAAAAAATGTTGCCTTACTGCACAACATACCTAAATTATAGCAAATTGTGCGATATTGGTCAACCACTTTTTGCATAATTTTTGGTCCGGTTTGCCCAAATTACTGGGCCAATTCTTTGCTTTGGTGTTTGATTGTTTCCACACCATTGTCCAGGATACGTGCGATACCTGAGAATCCCACAGTGGCCACTACCAGGCCAAGTACAAATCCAATGATCAGATTACGCATTATCGACTCCTAATCCATTCGCCAGCACGGCTCAGGTCAGAACCTGCACCACTGACAGCCCCGCCCACAGTGCCACAACCTGTGAGCACAGTGAGCACAGCAATGATCAACGCTTGTTTCATTACAGCACCTTTACATAGTTGAGTTGAGTCAAGTTGTCTTTGTGGGCCTTGACCTTGCCCTGGATTGTGAGATTTGTACCTGCGTCAAACTTTTGTCGACTGGAGAAGATCACAGGCTGATCTTGATCTGTGATAGCACGGATCCAGAAAATGTTGTATTGCGGACTGTATGTGGAAATCAGCACTTCCGCATTGGCCTTGACCTTGTCTCCGGGTTGACCAATCAGGCCACCACGAGCAAATTGCATACGTTCGGTGACGTTCTGGCGTTGCTGACTGCGATTAGCCGAACTGGGCAGACTTGCAATCACTGCCATCTCGTAGCGATGAGTCACAGTATAGAAACGATCTGTTACTGCCAGGCACCGGCTCACAGACTGATCGAAATCAGTGAGTTGACCTTTGAGGGCACGGAAGGTGAGATCTTTTTGCAGGAAGTCGCGCACCTGCTCGCCTGCTTCGACATCATCCACTGTGAGTTGTGTGGGATTGGCCAGAAAGTGCATCATGATGTTGCGATTTTTGTCCTTGGCAACCTTGTTGGTTTGAGTAACCTCATCCCACTCGTAAATGTATTCTTTAACATAGCAACCGTTGATGCGTTGAGCGGCACAGGCAGCGGCCCACACATCACTCACAC